TATCATATTCCAACATATGAAGATTGTCGTTTAATTTGTGATACTCACGATAATTTTATTTTTTATGAATCTAAACATAAAGAAGATGGATTTGATATTTCTATCTTCAACTATCGTCTTGCCACTTTCCAAAACTTTGAGAATCCTGTGCCAGATAGACCAGATATCAAAGGTCATGAAATGAGGGGAATTACTTTTGTGTGGAACTCCGATGGAACTCTTTATAAAAGATATCTACTTCTTGATAAGTTTTTTAACTTAGAGCAAACTCCTTGTTCTATGTATTCAGTAGTTAAAGATTATAAAATCAAGAACATCTACAATAAAGAAGATGGTTCTATTGCCTCTTTCGTAAGACTTCCAAATGGTAAAGTATTAGGAAGAAGTAAGACATCTTTCCAATCAGATCAAGCTATCGAAATACAAAAAATCTATGAGAAAGATGGACAAATCAAACAATTTGTTGATTTTTGTATGGATGAAGATATTATACCAATATTTGAATTCGTTTCTCCACAGAATCGAATCGTAGTTCCTTATGCTAACACTGAACTAATTCTCCTTAGAATGAGAGATAATAAAACTGGTGAATATCTTAATATCAATGACTTTGCTCATAAATTAGATGGTATCTCAGTTGCCGCTTCTGATGAAGGTAAGACTTTAGAAGATTTAGTCAACTTAAAGAATGTAACAGAAGGAAAAGAAGGTTGGATTATTCAATTTGAGAATGGTAAAATGATTAAATTGAAAACTCAATGGTATATTGACCGTCACCGTCTTTTCACAGAGGATCTTAACCGTGAAAATACTCTTATTGGATTAATAGTAGATGAAACTATTGATGATGTGCTTGCTCAATTAGAAGAACCAACCAAAAAGGCTGAAATTGAAAAGACAATTGAAATAGTTAATAAAGAAATCGCCCGAATGGCTCACCAAGTAGATGAATTAATGTCAAACTATAAAGGTGATAGAAAAGATTTTGCTATTAAGTTCAATAAACATCCAATGTTTCCAATTGCTATGGGTATAATCTCTGGTAAAGAGAAAGTCGATTTGATTAAACAAAGAATCAAAATTGATACTAAGAACCTCATGCAAGCTCGTGAGTGGATGAAAAAGGCTAAAGAAAGATTTGAACAATGAAACACTTAAAAAGAATATTTGAAGATAAAAACTTTAGAGAGATAAATGAGACCATTCTATATGAGTGTGAAATGATTCAACACTTTATAGATGAGTTTGAAGAAAAAGGTAGTGCCAATATATCTATCAATTGTGGAAGTTATAGATCGAGTAGTCTGTCTGAATTCAAGAAATATATAAACCAAAATATTGATAGCCCAATACAAACAATTCAATATGGATTGTGGGGTTCTTTCAAAGATAGTACGGATTTACTACTTTCTTTTGTAAACTCGCTTAAAATTGGATTAAAGGATACTTTTTGTAGGTTTGATGGAGTGAATATAAGGCACTCACATAACTATGTTGAACAATTCACGAGAAAAGTTAAAGACTTAAAGAAGAATCAAAGATATGAATCGCCATTTTTGATAACTGATTCACATGAATGTAATTTTAGTATTCAATTAACAAACACTAAACAGAGATATTTTGAGGCCAATCCTGAACTATTTAAGGATTAGTAATTGTAAAAAGGATTGTCCCTGATTGTTCTATCATCATTAGATTTTGCATCTCTCGAGAAAGATGTTTTACTCTAGATATATTATTCTTCATTTTAGCTATTTCGTCTGATGTATCAAAAAGATTGTAATTTCTTTTTATCTGATCCCTTAGAGTCTCCATTTCCTTAGATTTCAGTATGTCGTACATGACTTGTTTTCTAACCATGCTTCCACCTCTACCATTAACTATAATATTTGGATTTATAATAATTTGAGCTTTGATGACTTTAGGTTTATCGATTTTAATCGAGAAGTCTAAATCTTCTTTATTAATATCTTTATTAATAAATAATTCTTCTAAAAAATACTCAAATAGATCGGTTATATATTGTATATCATTATCATCAAAATCTTGTTTTTTTTTTAAGAAATCTTTCCAATTTTTAATTAGCTCCATAATTCTATATATTTATACTTCCAAATGAATCCAGCATAACTTTCTTTCAAACCTTTACAACATCTTGATATTTGAGGTCTTAGTAATCTAGTCTCTCTTTCAATTTCTCTCATACTCTTCCATTCTTTGATTAATAGCCCATTCATATCAAATTGTAAAATTTCACTTCTTTTTACTTTCGAACCTTTAAGCTTTTCACTTATCTTTTTTTTCTGTTCATCAGTTCTTGACTTTTTGTTGCCTACATTTTTCGGATTATTAATTTTTGCTAATCTTAATTTTTCATTATGTTCTTCACTCATTTTCTTTCCATATGCCCAGTGATTCTCAGGATTAGAAAAAAAATCTTTAAGAGTATTACTTATCTTTTCTTTTACTTCAGGCATACTTGATTTATTTGGGTTATTCTTTTTCAATCTATCAGAATTATAGATTCTCAATTCTTTAGCCTTTTCTTTACCCACAATTTCTTCAAGAGATTTTCCTTTTTTTGCATTTGACATTTTTTCTTTCGTTAAAGCAGAAAACTCGGTAACATCATTCGTTTGTGAGTTTGTCAGTTTTTCTCCATCTTGTGACAATTTGTCAATCCAATATTTTTCTCTAATATTTGATTGTTCTATATTTTCACAAGTTTCAATAACTTCTATAATTGGTTTAATGTTCTTAGAGAGAATACTTCTTAACCATCTTGATTTATAGGTATCATACTCACTATCTTTCTCTTTAAGACACCTTAATATATGTGCATTATATCTTCTCTTCAAATTACTTGTCTGTCCAACGTATCTTATCTCACCGTTTTCCGGATTTTTCAAAACGTAAATAAATCTCATAAACTTTTTTTTTATTTTATATATAATATTTTAATTCGTTCCTTAATCAATGCCTTATAGGTTTCTTGAAACTTTGACATGATCTTTGATATAAGAATTATTAAAAAAAAATAAATGAATATGGTAAACAAAGAAGTAATTATTGGGGTGGATCTTGGGACCACAAATTCCGCTGTCGCTATCGTAGAAGGTGGTGAACCTGTGGTTATTACAAACTCCGAAGGAAAAAGAACAACCCCTTCTGTGGTTGGTTTCACAGAAAAAGACAGAAAAGTAGGAGATCCTGCTAAAAGACAAGCGGTAACTAATCCTACAAAAACAGTTTACTCTATTAAGAGATTCATTGGAAAAAACTTCTCTAATTGCTCCGATGAAATGAAAAGGGTTCCTTATAAGGTTGTTAAGACTGGTAATGATGTACCCGCAGTTCAAATTGATGATAGGAAGTACACTCCACAAGAAATTTCAGCTATGATTCTTCAGAAGATGAAAAAAACTGCTGAAGATTATTTAGGTTATGAAGTTAAAAGAGCTGTTATTACCGTTCCAGCTTATTTCGGAGACGCTGAAAGAACTGCAACTATTGAAGCTGGTGAAATCGCCGGTCTAAAAGTTGAACGTATTATCAACGAACCTACAGCTGCTGCCTTGGCTTACGGTCTTGATAAGAAAAACAAAGATGCTAAAATCTTAGTATTCGATTGTGGTGGTGGTACACATGACGTATCCGTACTTGAAATCGGTGATGGTGTATTTGAAGTTCGTTCAACTGATGGTGATGTTCACTTGGGTGGTGACGACTTCGACAACGAAATCATTAACTGGATGGTTACTGAGTTCAAATCAGAACACAATATCGATTTAAGTAAAGATCCAATGGCTCTTCAAAGATTGAAAGATGCAGCTGAAAAGGCAAAGATTGAATTATCTTCTACAACTCAATCAGAAATCAATCTTCCCTATATCACGGCTCAGGATGGTGTTCCTCTTCACTTCGTGAAGACCTTGATCAGAGCTAAGTTTGAGCAAATGACTCAAAGTTTAGTTACCAGAGCTATTGAATGTGCTAAAACGGCTCTTAAAAAAGCTGACTTAAAGAGTAGTGATATCGATGAAATTATTCTGGTTGGTGGTTCGACTCGTATTCCAGCAATTCAAGAGGCAATTGAAAAAACATTTAGTAAGAAACCAAACAAATCTGTTAACCCAGATGAAGTTGTTGCTATCGGTGCGGCTATTCAAGGAGCTGTCTTAACTGGTAACATCACAGATGTTCTCTTACTTGATGTAACTCCTCTTTCACTTGGTATTGAAACTATGGGTTCAGTTTTCACCAAGTTGATTGAAGCTAACACCACTATTCCTACACGTAAATCAGAAACTTTCTCAACGGCTTCTGACAATCAACCATCAGTAGAATTACACGTTCTCCAAGGCGAGCGTCCTATGGCCAAAGACAATCGCACTTTGGGTAGATTCCACTTGGATGGTATTATGCCAGCACCAAGAGGTATTCCTCAAATCGAAGTAATTTTTGATATCGATGCCAATGGTATCCTTTCTGTTACAGCTAAGGACAAGGCAACTGGTAAGGAAAACAAGATTAGAATTGAAGGTGGTTCTCAACTTTCTAAAGAAGAAATTGAGAAGATGAAGCAAGAAGCAGAAGCTAATGCTGAATCTGATAAATTAGAAAGAGAGCGTGTGGATAAAATCAATGGGGCTGATAACATGATTTTCCAAACTGAAAAACAAATCAAAGAGTTTGGTGACAAACTTTCTGACTCTAATAAATCAGAATTGGAATCAGTTCTTGGTGAGTTGAAAGAAGCTCACAAAACGGGTGATGTTGATAAGATTGATTCAACTATGGGTAAGTTGAATGAAACTTGGAATAGAATCTCGACTGAGATTTACTCACAGACATCACAAACTCCTCCTCAACCAGAAGGACAAACAGAAGAAGCACAGGATGTTTCTTACGAAGAAGTGAAGTAAAAAGAAAACCCTCTGAGAAATCAGAGGGTTTTTTAATTTAATCTTCCTCATCTGGATCAAGTTCATCATAGCCACCACCTGTATCATTTAAGAGTTTATTTGCATAAACTTCACTCTGTCTATTTGATAATTTACCATTATCATCGTTAAGATAACGAAGAGTATCTAGATAAGGATATTCACCATTATAACTTCTGAGTAATTGAACTACATAAGTTGGACTTTTAGATTCTGATCCTCTTACTGCCATAAAACTTTGAGAAGAGTTTTGTGTCTTTTTAGCCCACCACCCATTTGATTCGGCATATTTCTTGAATAATTCTTCATCAGAGGAATCAATCGTATAGATTCTATCCATAAACATATCGCCTGATGTTGTTTTCCAAAGAATTGCCCTTCCTACTATTTTATCTGATTTGAAGGATCCATCTACGATATTACCTCTATCAGACCATTTAACTACCATTTGACAAACTTCTGGGTTATCAGTGTAGATTGCCAACATATCACTTGAAGCTTGTGCCATACAGGAATTACCTAAAGTTCCTTCTTCTTCTTCATAATTTTCAGATTGATATAACTTATATATTTCATTTCCGCTAACAATTGCAAATTTTGCAAAGGCGTTATTCATAACACCAAGTATGGATTTCCATTCTGAAACAAATTTCTCTTTTTCAGAATCAGAATATGTTTTACCTGTAAGTGGTAACATTGCATTTATAAATCTACCAATTTTAAGAGGATTTCTAGCAGTTGTCCAAAGTTTTTGATAAACTTCCGTGTCTTCTTGAACACCATTAATATTAATAACTGCTTTCATAGTAGGGTCAGTAGCACATTCATATCCTACATAGACTTTATTTGGATCATAGGGTGAAACCAGTTTACCTAAAATTCTAATCTTAGAATTTTGTGGAGCTTTCTTAGCCTCTTCTATATTCAAACCCAGCAACTCATAAATATGAGAGTTTTGTTGACGACCTTCTTCGGTTTTAAAATCTGATATTTTAAGGTGATTATTAGAGTTGGTCAATTTGTAAAGATTCTCAACATCTTTGACCATACGTTGAGCTCTGGCATCTTGTATAAAAGTAATTTCATCATTTGTCTTTATATTGACATCAATATAATTATAATTGACTTTTTTATCTTGTGATTGAAGAGCAAGAATATCTTGGGCAATCGGATGTTTAATACCACCCAATATACCTAAAAATGATTTAGAAAATTCGATTTGGCTTTCTAATAATAAATCGTAGATAACTTTCTCTAAAATAAAATCTCCGTATTTAAGCATTGTGACTAAAAATAGTTTTAATTATATATTAAAACTATTTTGCCATTTTTCTTAATGTTGAAGACTTTAAACTTATAAACTCATTGGTTTGAATTCCATTTTCTAAAAGTAAGGTATCTAAATTACCGATACGTTTATTTAAAAAGGTTTTGGTTTTTGGATCAAAGATTTTTGCCATTACATGGCCCAATTCTGTGAAGTAGATTTTTTCGAGGATTCTTTCACCATCCTCGGTGGTGATTTTGATTTGAGTAGGATAATCTGCCAATTCTTTTAAGATGATTTTTTAGTTAAAAATAATATCATATATATAAGTAAAGCTAATTAGTTTTTTCAATTTTTAGAAAAATTTTCAAAGTTTTTTAAATGCTTGAAACACTCTCTAATCCTACTGTAAATATCAATTCCCTTACCTCCAGATCTAATCTTAAACTCATTAATTAACTTTCTGAGTTGAATAATGGATTTTATCTCACCTTTTATAATCCTTTCTTCAAAGTTATCTTTCGGTATACTTTTATAGTTGTCTAATTCATCCATCAACTCATCTATCGTTCTTTGACTGCCGGTATTCCAATCATAATAGTTGTAAAGAGCAATTCTATCTGGAGATTTAGTATCATTGCCATCATAGACAACATAGGTTTTTAAAATTCTAGATCCTATTTTTTTCAAAAATAAGTCAATTGAAAATCCGGTTGTTCCTGAATAAAACGAATCATCTACAAAAATGAATTCTTTATTATTGATGTTGCCAATTTGTTTTTGAATAACTACTTCTTTTACCTTTTTAATCTTATCCATATCAGTGAAATGTGATGTTAAACCACCACTAACTTGAAGAATTGAACCTTCACATTTGATATCACCTCGTTTGAGGAGAAACATGATTAAATCACCAAAACCACCACTAACAACTAAATTGTAATTGATGCCAAAATCTTGGTAAATCTTTTCAAATAATTTAACTATAATATCCAGGTTTTTTGATTTTTTGATTTCCGAATCCAATTTATCAAAGAAGATGTTACCACCAGGAGTAGTTTTACTTATGTCTTTAACGATATTGTCAATTCTTTTGATGATATTCATAGTGTATATATTGTGGTATCAATTTAGATAATATATCTATTATATAGTTTTCATTATCATCAAACTTGAATCTTATAAGTTTGATGTTATTTTTATAACAATATTCATTTTTAATTTGGTCTTTCATCTTTTGTAAATTTAACGCTCTTTTCCCACCAAAAAATCTTATAGATTCGAAATGTTGAATACCATCATATTCTATACAAGATTTTAAATCTGGAATATAAAAATCAAATCTTAACTTATTTTTAAACTTACAACCATCAAAGGTTTTTTGTTTTTCATATTTGATATTGAATGAATTTAATATTTTCTCAATTATCTTTTCTCCTTTACTTAGATTACAATAAACACACCCACATCCTGATAAATGGTCAGAGACAACTTGATGAAATTCTCTTCCACAAGAGATATGTCTTATTTTCATTTTAGTTTTTGTACCACCTAAATATTCTAAGATTTCATACTCTCTATTATGAATTTTATCAGACTTTTCCTGAATTGATTTTTTATTAAGCTTTGCATTTCCAGCGCATTTTGGACAACCATATCCTAATAAATGTGAGTAAGTCATCTGTTCATATTCAAATCCACAAACTCTATGTCTCAATTTCGATTTTTTATTGTAGTCGATTTTATTAGATAGAATCTCATATTCTCCGTTCCACCTCTCATTTGATCTTTTAATTATCTCATCTTTAGATAGCTTTTTACTACCATAACAATTGAAACACCCATCACCTCTAAGATGTCTATATCCAACCTGTGAGAAAATATTACCACATATTCTGTGTTTTATTTTCACCGGTGAGTTTCCATTTTCGAATTCCAAAACTTCATATTCATCATTGTGTATTTCATTTGATTTAATTTGAAACATTTCTTTATCTCTCCATTTACCGTGACATCTTGGACACTTCTTACGGTTTAATAAATGAGATAACCTAGACTTGAATTCAAATCCACAGGAATGTCTAAATGAGTTAGATTTTATGAATCCGTTATATTCTATAATTACGAAATCAAGATTCATTTTATTAATTTCTATTTGAGCTTCTTCTATTGTTTTCTTCCTATTCATAAACTTTAATTTCTTTTTTTTTATAATAATAAAATTATATATTATAATATGAAAATCATTTTGTGCGCTGAAGACTTAATAAGAAGATGTTTGTGGGATTCCTATGTTTATTATGTACTTGGTTCTGATAAGGATGCAGAACAATTATTAAAAGAAAATAAAGAGTTTGAACTCTCTGAAAGAGATGCTCTTGTTATCGGTCTTCTCAAAGTTATTGAAACTTCAAACTTAATTCATAAATTCAATACTTATGTAGTTGAATTTTTAACTAATAAGTCAATTAGTCAAGGTAAAGATGTTCTTGTTAGAAAGAAAGGACTCGAATCATCTGTTGATAAGTTTCTGGATAAGTTTCCAGATTATTGGATTCCAAATACTGAATATAAAAAATCTTTGACCGAATTGGTGGATTATATTGAGGTTTTTAAATCTGGTGTTGAGAAAATAGATATTATCAAAGTAACTGACCAATTTGGAACTCACGAATATCTAAACTCAAATAACGTAAAAAAATTACTTAGTTTTAATTATTAATATTATGGAAGAAAAAGAATTAGTAGAAAAAGAAATACAAAAAGAAGAACCAGATTGGAAAGATTCTTATTTGAGATTATTGGCAGATTTTGACAATTTCAAAAAAAGAACCATTAAGGAAAAAGAAGAAATACGTCTTAAAACCAAATTAGAAACACTCCAATCAGTCTTAGAAATTGATAATGACCTTCATTTGGCTCAAAAGGTCCTTAAAGATCCTAAAGCGATTGAAGCTGTTAAAGTTATCACTGATAAACTCAGTTCTTTTTTGAAATCAAAAGGATTTGAAGAAGTTCAAACTGAAACCTATGATGAGGACTTACATGAGGTTATTTCGGTTTTAGAAACTGGTAAAGAAGGAATAGTTGATGTTGTATCAAAAGGTTGGAAATTGAATGGGCAGATAGTTAAATATCCAAAAGTAATTCTTTCAAAGTAATGAAAAAAAAGTATTCTTCAATAGTTGAATTAAAAGATGAGGCTATTTTTGTAGCCTTATTAAGAGGTATTGATGGAGAAGTTAGGAACCACTTGGAAGAACTAATGATAGATACTTGTCAAAGTAATTTATTCTCTGATTCCTTTTGGTTTACAGAATTAGATGGTGATTATCCAATTGAATATGTATTACCAGCGGTAAGAAGAGTTTTTGCTTCTTTCTTTATTCAAATACCACCAATCTTGGGAAGCGACCCAAAACGGGTTGAACTTTTTCAATTACAATTTAATCTTGACGAATTTCTTGTTGAAATATCTAATAAGATTAAAACAATTGAAAGATTGTCAGATTTCGAACATATAGATAAAGCATCTACTATTCTACAACTTATTGTAGATAATTATGTTGCTGGGAAAATTAAAATGACCTATGTTGATAATCTAATACAATCTATAAGAGAAATTAAATTGGAAAAACACTTGAAAATATAAATATAATTATGAGTAAAGATTATTATAAAATACTAGAAGTTGATAGAAATGCTTCACCGGAAGAAATTAAAAAATCATATCGCAAATTGGCAATCAAATATCATCCGGATAGAAATAATGGTGATAAAGAATCAGAAGAGAAATTTAAAGAAGTCTCTGAGGCATATGATGTCCTTTCAAATGAGGAAAAGAAATCACAATATGACCGTTTTGGTTCAGTAGGTGGTAATAATTCCGGTGGTGGTAATCCATTTAATATGGATGACCTTTTCTCCCAATTTGGTGATATCTTTGGTAATGGATTTGGAAGAAGAAATAGCGCATCTCAACAAAGACGAGGTTCTGATTTAAGAGTCAAAGTTAATGTTACTCTTCATGACATTATTTTTGGAGCCACTAAGAAAATTAAATACTCTCGATATGATAAATGTAAATCCTGTGATGGTAAAGGTGGTGAAGACTTAACCACTTGTCTTCCATGTCAAGGAACCGGCCATAGAAGTATAGTACAAAATACCCCATTTGGAACCATTAGACAATCAGCTGTTTGTAATCATTGTAGCGGATCAGGTAAGTCTGTAAAAAATCCATGTAAATCTTGTTCTGGAACTGGTACAAATGTTAAACAAGAAACCGTAGATATTGAAATACCTAAAGGTGCTGTCAATGGAAGTTTCATGTCTATGCCTCAATATGGTAATTGGATAAGAGGAGGAATTCCAGGTGACTTGCAAATTTTAGTTGAAGAAATTCCAGATCCGGTATTCAAAAAAGAAGAACTAAATCTTATTTATGATGAAAATGTTTCAGTAGTTGATGCTATTCTTGGGACCGAAAAAACATTAAAAATACCACACGGCTCTGAAATTAAGTTTACTATTGCCCCAGGTACAACTCACGGTAAATTATTAAGAGTGGCTGGTAAAGGTATACCAGATGTTCAATTTCCAGGACACACCGGAGATTTATTCATACGAGTAAATTTAAAAGTTCCAAAAACTTTCACTAATGAAGAAAAAGAACTACTTCAACATTTAAAGAAAAGTCCTAATTTCAACTAACTCATTTATTTAGGTTTTCTTTTTAATATATCAGATTTTTATGGCTCTTCTATTGATAGACTTATAAGTTTCTATAAAAAATTTGGATTTGTTGAGGCAAACGATGTAAATAGCATGGAACATCTGATGTATAGAAATCCTAAATAAAGTGTGTGGGATTTTTCTTTTAAAATTTTCATAACTAAATGTTAATTCGGAGGACAGAACCACACTTACACATAACGGTTGAGTATAAACGTAGTGTTTAACTGAATTTAAATTGAAATACAAAACTTGAAAATATGATAAAAAGATTGATTGGAAAACTAAAAACATTACGTTTATACTTTGTTAGAAAACGTTGTTTTGAAGTTTATTTCACAGATACTAAAAGTGGAAAGGAAGGAAGAATTAATGTGTGGGTAAAAGATGTTGATGACGTAGAACCTTACTTTGAAAAACACTTTCCACATTTGGAATTGTATGATATAGGAGAATGTTGATTACAATGTTTTCTAACGGACGAGTGTATGGGTAGTTTTTGCCCGATTAAATAACATTAAAACTTAATAAAATGACAAAAGCAGAAGAAATATATCACAGATTCGTAAACTATGAATGGAACGAAATTGGTGAAGGGATGAGAGTAAGTATAATAAAAGCTATTGATGAAGCACTGAAGGAAGGGCAAAAATTACCTATACACAGTGTTAGCAATTCGGTTTGCGATTGCTGTGTGCCAAGACCAGAAGACCCATTTGAATACGATAATCCAATTTGTGAAAAGTGTGGTTTGTCGATAAAGCAAACTGATTGCTAACGATTCTCAGATATATTTAGGTTTTCATTTTAATATATACATAAAAATAACAAACGAGTATGAAAGATTTAAAACACATAAGGAGATTTAACGAGTCAGATGAAAACTTGAATATATCTGATGTTATACATAGTAATTCTTATTTATCAAAATCTGATTTAGATTTATTGAAGTTAAAAGGTTTCACACAAGACATTTCAAAAAATTCTGGTTATTACTTTATAGAAGATGATATAAAAACAATAGTGTTAATTCCTTACAAAGATGGCTCATATAAGTTAGAATTTTATGAAATGTGTGATGATGGTGATGGCGGTTGGTATGAAGATTTTGATAAAGAATACAGTAAAGAAGGACAAACTCTAGAAGATTTCATTAACTTTTGGGTAGATTAATTATTATGTATAACGTTTGCAAATATGAGAAGTAAATCTTTTCATTAAAAAAATAGACAAAGTAAGATTTATTTCTTATATTTGTTGTTATAAAATCGTAAAAATTATGAAAGTAAAATGTAAAAAAGAAATGGAAATAGGAACTAATCCTATATTGCAAGTTGATACTAATTCAATATTTGATGTATCCTACGAAATAGATGATGATAAAATTGTTTTATCCTTCGATAAATTAACTATAAAAATTAATAGAGATTTTTTTATAGATATTTTTGAAATTTTAACAGAACCACATATTCATCAATCTAAAGAAATAAATTATTATCCAATAGATAGAGGAATATATATTACACAATTTGGTAATATTTATTTTGAATCATCTAAATGTGTTGAAATTCTTGAAAAAGAGAAAGAAAGTCTAATAAAAAATGAAGAATATGAGTCGGTAGGTGATGTTGTAGAAAAAATTTCTAAAATAAAATCGGATACAAATAAATGGTATTATATCGGTAAAAGTGGTGAAAAAGTATATACAGAAACATTCTATAAAATTAAATAATTTTTATGTTTTATAACGTCCGATGATAAACAATCGTTTTAATGTTGTTTATCATTTGTTATATACAGTAAAAATGTGGGTGGGTTAAAAATTAAAATTATACATATTTATTAATATATAGTAAATATGAAACAGAATATAAAAAGAACTCTACTTGAGTTTGTTAACGAACAATTAAAACAAGAAAATATGAACTACAATAACATTATTATTGATTTCTTTACCGGAATGAGAGGAATTCATGATTTATTTGAATCTATATACGAAGGATTATATGGTGGTGTTCAACGATATAAAGTAGAACCAAATGAAGGTATCTTTAATAAAGATTTCTTAATAAAGTTTATTAAGATAAATCAAGGTGATAATGATTTTGATTATGAACTTGGTAGGATTGGTTATAGATTTTTAACCTCGGATGAGGGGTTAAAAGAATTATCAAAATTTTACTTGGGTGAGTTGAAAACATATAAACATGAATATGTATCAACTGAAGTTATTGAAAATTGTAAGAAATCGTTAATAAATATAATAAACACATAATTTTAATTTTTAAGAAGGGTAGAAAATTTTTATTGTATATAACGTCTTGGTGTATATGTAGTGATTGCACTAAACTTTATTAAGAGAAATGACTATAATTATTAACATAGAAAGTTGATTAAATGTGATAAAGTCATTACATATACACCTTGTTATAAGTATGTATTATTTTTGTTAAAAATTAAAAAAATAAATAAATTTTTATGGAACTAAATAAATTAAAAGGAATGTCTGATATTTCAGAGGAAATCTTAAATTTAAAGGGAATAACTAACATTTCGGTTATTCAAGAAAAAGGATTTAACCCAAGAATGTTGATTAAATATAAAGATGATGTTGTTAAAACCATTGATGATATAACTGAAATGGAAAAATTTATACAAAATCTACAAAAATAATATTACTTATAACGGTTGGGTGTATATGTAGTGTGAGATTTGAAACACTAAACCTCCAATTACAGATGAACTTTATTAGAACCACAAACTTTGAATATACCACTGAACCTCACATTACATATACACTTTGTTATGTGTAGTAATTTTGTGGGTAGGATTTTTAATTTTTGAATATTTATATATAAAGATAAAACAATGAGTAAAGAAATGAGAGAACATATCAACACATTCAAAAATTATTTGAATGAAAACATAAACAATAACTTTAAAAAAGGTGACTTTGTTAGAATGTTATCTAATAATAAAATTTATGTTATAATGTCAGATGGTAGAGTTTCAGATACATCAAAAAAGGTAATATATGTTTATGTTTCATTCAACGAACTTGTTAAAAAACATCCATTAGATATAATAAATGGAAAGTATGAATGGAAATACTTATCTGATGATATGGTTGAAAAATTGTCAGAAAATGAACTACCATACGAAAAATGGATGATTGATTTATGTAAATTAAATTCATCTGTTGAAACTAGAAGGATGTAAAAAATTATTACACATAACGTTTCTCAGATATATTTAGGTTTTCTTTTTAATATATAAAATAAAAATTGAATTATGAAAAATAACAGAAAAATAATAACAACATTGGAAGAATTTAAAGAAAACTTGAATATATCTGATGTTAGACAACGTTTATTTGAGTCCGAAGATTCATTATACAGAAGTATCAAAAAGTATTATAAAACTTTTTTAATAAGTTGGTTAGATGATAATGACCCTGATAGAGATTTTGGATTACAGATAGACCAAAGTAAATTTATTCAAGATTGTGTAGATATGTTTGGTATTAATGGTTTAGAAGAATATAATTCTGGTTATGATGATGAACTTGTTAAAAAAGTTTGTAAACAGGTTTTAGATGAAGAAGAATAAATGTTGTCTAACGGTTGCAAATATGAGAAGTAAATTTTACCTATAAAAAATTAGATAAATCAAAATTTATTTCTTATATTTGTTGTTATAAGTATGTTTTGGTGGCTTAAATGCTTCCTCCTCTTGTGTAGCAAAGTTGGGTCTTAACACAACAAATGATTGTGCATAATGAAAGCACCACCAAAATTACTTATAACTATTATATATCTACACCTAAACTTTTTTACTTGATTTTACTATACTTCATCTATGAAAATTCTTAAAATATTTGAAGAAAAGTTAAGATATAAAAATTATTCTGAAAAGAGTATTAGATTATATCTTTCTTATTTAAACTTTTTTCTGACACAACAAAAGATTAAAGATCCATATCAAGTAACAACTAAACAAATTGTAGATTTTCTCCAATCTAAAACTTATTCTTCAACTAGTCAGCAAAATCAATACATCGGATGTCTGAAATTATTCGCTAAATACATACTAAATAGAAAGGATATACATCTGAGTAAAATTGAAAGACCAAAATCCGAGAAGAAACTTCCTAAGGTAATTGACCATAACCATATTATTATCCAATTAGATAAAATCCAAAACCTCAAACACAAAGCAATCCTATCCTTAACCTACTCAGTAGGACTCAGAGTATCCGAAATAATAAACCTCAAAATCGAAGACATCGATTCAAAACGAATGATTATCCATATCAAAAACGCTAAAGGTAAAAAAGATCGTATAGTTCCACTATCTGAAAATATACTCATACTACTCAGAGAATATTACAAACAACACAAACCCAAAGAATATCTTTTTAATGGTCAAAATTCAAATCAATATTCTATACAATCTTGTCAAAAACTCTATAAACTCTATATCGACAACAATTCATCCATTCACACTCTTAGACATTCTTCTTTTACTAATCTATTAGAAACTGGGACAGATATCCGTATAATCCAAAAAATAGCGGGACATAATTCTTCTAAAACAACCGAAATCTATACTCACGTCTCAAATGAAATACTTAGTAAAGTAAAATTGCCAATTTAACGTTTTAATATATACCATAAAGAAATTTCACTTTATGGCAGATTTAAACGGATACGGCAATGAATATATTCCCTACCAAGGCGGTTGGACTATCGAAGAACTAACAGACTTCGTTCAAAACGAAATCACCGTTGGTTGCTCACTACCTAAAGTACTTCCCGATTCTGAAATCAGAAGAATCATAGAAACCAGAGCTCTTCCCTATTTTTATAGAAGATATCAATACGCTGTTCAGAAAATGTATTTCTTAATAAAAAGAGATGCTTTCTTTACCGAAGAGTTTACTAAATATCGATACGTTAATGTACCTTGTGAAATTCAATCTGTAACCTATCTTTATGAAGTTAGAAATTCATCACTATTTCAACTTGGTATAAATACACCAAACCTTTCTGTAAACTTAGGTGTAACTAACCAACCTTATCTTTCATCTTATGTAACAACTATTGGTGACTTGGGTGTTTATAAAACAATTCTCGATTCAATGTCAGATATGATGAATCAATTGAATAAATATACACTCAAATATCATTTTAATGCACTTCAACATAGATTGAATATCTTAACTGATGTTAAACATGATGTGGTTATGGAAGCTTATGCTAATATACTTCCAGAATATCTGTTTAAAGACGATCTTTTTGTTAAATATGTTACCGGTTGGGCTAAAAAACAATATGGTAATTTGACTGGTCGGTACGATTTCAGCTTGCCGGGAAACATTAAGATAAATTCCGCTGATATGGTTACTCAAGGAAACGAGGAAATAAAAGAGGTAGAGGAGGAAATCAAGGGTCAATCGGACTCAAGTTTTTTCTATATGATAAAACGCTAGACTCTATGGGCAGTAAGAGTTTCAACATTCAGAGACGAACATTATAAAAATAACCAGGGGGAGTTAAGTCCTTAATATATAGTATATGGAAACAATTAAATATACTATTTACAAACTCATTGATCCTACTGATAATAAAGTCAGATATATCGGATTAACTTTTAATGATTTAAAAATGAGGCTCAAGTCGCATCTTTCTGAGCCTGGAAAATCTCACAAAATCTTCTGGATTAATAAATTAAAAAAACAAGGATTAAAGCCGATAATTGAGTCAGTTGAAGAAAATATATCGACTTATGACGAAGCTTGCCAAAGAGAGATTTATTATATTGACCATTTTAAGTCACTTGGTTGTGACTTAACAAATATGGCAACTGGTGGAAATAAAAATAAAAAGATGTCAGAAGAATCAAGAAAAAGAATGTCTGAATCTCAGAAAAAAAGATATGAAACCTTCAAATTAAAATTATCAGACGAGACTAAACAGATACTCAGAAGTTCATCCATTGAAAGATTCAAAAATCCAGAAGAGAGAGAGAAATTAAGAATTGCTAACAAGAGATATGAGGATTCTAAAACACCTGAGCAAAAACTTAACGATATACTAATACAGGATTCAAAACAAGTTTATCAATATGATAAGGATATGAACCCGATAGAAATATTTCCATCTATACGAGATGCAGAAAGAAAAACCGGATTTGACCGAGGAAATATAGCTAAATGTTGTAAAAATAAAGTTGTGTTTGTTGGTGGTTATGTTTGGAGATTTGAGGGTGATTTAAGACCACCTCAATATAAAAATAGAAAATCCAAATAATATATACCTCTAATGAAACATTTAAAACCACATTTAATTTTAGAAAATAATAATTCATTAACAAAAGAGTATCTTGATAAGGTTTTCAGTCAATTGGGTGTTGAGTTCAGATTTATACCGGGTAGAAAGGGATATCAACTTGCACATTTTGAGGGTAGATTAGAAGAATATGAACTACCAACAAGTGGCAATTACTCTGATTACTTTAATGAAGTTAGAGAATTCTATGAGTTTCATGAGAGATTATTGGATTGTATTCAAGTTATAACAGATGAGTTTGATAACAAACATGAGGTGTATATAATCGAAAGTGGTGATAAAAAATTTATAAACATTATATTTTATGTTTAAGCACCTAAAGTCATTTCGCCTTTTTGAGGGTATTTCTTCTGATTATAAAGAGGATTTAGACGTTCTAAAAGATATTTTATCAGAATTGAGCATTAATTATTTCGAGATAGATTATTTAACTTTTAATCAAGAAACACATTTGACTTTTCAGGCTATGAAAGATTCTATAAAGAAGTGGGAAAAGACAAAGACATTTAGGAGTTATGTAAGTCCGACCACTTTAGTTGAGAAAGAAATAGAACAGGTTATAATTGCCAGAATTGAAAGAGAGGAGTTTTATTGGAGTGAGGTAGAAGAGATAGTCAAAGAATCGATTCATTATATGACACACAATGGTTGGAAGTATATTATTGAACCAGTTTGGCAGGGCACTTCTATGGGTTATCATTTAGACGAGATGAAATATTTTGACAATCAAAAGTTGGATTCATTATGTATCAGATTTTATTGTTAATATATACCTTTAATGAAACATTTAAAACCATTTCATCTTTTTGAAAACATTCAAAATGACGAAGATTTATTAGAAATCAAAGATATTGTTCAAGATTTAGCTGATGAATGGAATATTGAATGGGTTGATGAAATAGATAGGTCACATATTACTGATACTGATTTCGTTTATAATATTAGGAGAATAGAGGGTAATAAAGATTGGCAGATTTTAGTTGATTTTATTTTACCCAATGTTGGAACTTTCTTTATCACTGGAGAACATCAACCAGTTTTCAAAAACTGGAATTTATTTGTCAAACAAATTGAAGAATGTGTTCAAAGGCTATTCAATATTGGATATGAAAGAGTTCAATGGTTTAGAGATGGAAGAAATGTTCAGATTGTAATGTGATTTTAATATATACTCTTAATGAAACATCTTTTACCTTTTAGTTTATTCGAATCAAAATCAGATGATGATACTTTATACATCTTTGATTTTGACGACACAATCGTTGACTCGCCAAGATTTGAAGAATTGGCTATTAATTATTTGAAGGAAGGAGTTACTGTAAAAACATTAGTTGATAGGGCTTTAAAACAGATTGGAGTTTCAAAGTCTGATGTTAAGATTGAGCATGGTAGATTATATGTTAATGATCCGGATTCAAAGATAGATGTCAAGGGTAGTTGGGTTAGAAAGAAGGGAAGAGTTTATTTAGTAGCTCCTGATAGGTTTTATTATTCAGATATAAGTTTTCCAGATAAAGTAACTAAATTGGCTCAAAAATATAAGAAGGTTAAGAATAAGGCAATTGTTACTGCCAGACTACATACGGTTAGAAAATTAGTTGAAAAGTATTTAGATAAATTGGAATTAGGACAGCCGAATTTTGGATTGTTTATGTATCCAAGTAGAGATGAGGATGGTTCAAAGGTGGCGGCTTGGAAGGCAAAAACTATTGTTAAGTTGATTAAAGATAGTGGATTTAAGAAGGCTGAGTATTTTGATGATAAATCAAAGATTGTCAATGCAGTTATGAAAGCAGTCAAATTACATTTACCTGATATAGATTTTGTTGGACATAAAGTAAAATCTCCAGAGATGACTTATTTGAATGAAGAGTTGTTAATTGAGGAGGATGATAGAAAGGATTTTATTAATGACATTAAAGATATTTTTATTGATGAGATAGTTGATGTTTGGGATATAGAACAATTACCACATGATTTAGAAGAGGATGAGGAAACTCCGGGGATATTTTATGATTTTAATGATTATGCTTTGTCTATTGATTTAGATTATCCTTATTTAGAAATATTGATGTGGTGTGGTGGTGATTATCTTGATAAGTTTGAAAGAATGGAGAAATCAATTAATAATTTTACTGAGAGGATTAGAGGTTTAGGATATGAAGTGATAATGAATCAATTTGAAAATCAATTTAAAACCGTTGTATATGGAGAGCCATTTGAAATTAAAATCTACTACAAATAATATATAACTTATGTTCGGAAATGATGTTAAAAAGTTTTATAACTACTTAAAGAAAAAGGATGAATTAGGTCATAAGATTATCTTTTTTACCACTTCTAATCGTTGGGAAGGTGAAAAAGAATTACCCAAGTCATCTATGTTAGCCAAAGATATTCGTGAGAAACTGACTAATTGTGAGATAATTGATGTTAGTAAGTTAAAGATTTGGCCTTGTGAGGGTAATGTATCTCGACATGGTGGAAATAATTGTGGTATTAAAGAGGCTCTCTTAAAAGATGATAAAAAGAATCCACATAAGTTTATTCGTTGTTGGGCTTCTATAAACAATCCAAAGGATGAGATGTATGTAGTGGCTAATAAAATCTATGAATCAGATATAATTGTTTTCTTTGGTTCAGTTCGTTGGGGTAAAATGAACTCAATCTATACAGAATTAATTGAAAGATTAACTTGGATGGAGAATCGTCATACTTCTTTAGGTGAAAGTAATTTATTGAAAGATAAAGAAGCTGGTGTGGTGGCTATGGGTCACAACTGGAATGGTCAGAATGTGGTTCAATTGGAGAAGGATGTTTTAAAGTTTTTTGGTTTTAAGACACCAAAAGAATTATCATTTAATCGTCAATGGACGGCAGATGCTTATGATGAAACTATTTCTGGTTATAAGAAGGATTATAAAGATTTCTTAAAAGAAATGGATATTATGGAGAAGTTGAAGGAGTCTTTGACTGATTTCACGAATTGGATAAAAAGAATTGACTCTTAATGAAAAAGTTGAAATTGTGGGAAGCTTGGAGAACTGCGGAATCTGATGAAAAGGACAAGGATAATATTGCTGAGTTGAATGATTTTCTTTTAGAGATGAAAGATGAGTTAGATTATTTTGAACATAAGATAGATGTAGATTCTATGTTAGAAGATTGTTATAACATCAAATATCACATTGTTTGCGGATTTGGATTCTCGGTTGATAATCGTTATGGAACGGATAATTTAGAAGAGATGATTGAATCTGATAAGAGTTATTTAGAATTATTTAATCGATACATGAATCAATCGTATCAGCTTCTTGAAAGACTTAAAAGAACTAATTATAAAATTGCTTATTTTTCGGTAGAACATACTTGGAAAGGAAATGATAAAATAGTTGTTTGTAATATTAGAATTCAAAAAATGGATTAATGTTATGAAACATCTTAAATTATTTGAAGAGTTAGAAGGTAGTGAATTTGTAGAACAAGTCAAAGATGTTTTTTCAGATTTGATAGATGATGATAAGGTTCAGATAGAGGATGTTGAAGATTGGGGTGATTATGATATAGTAATAGGTTGTATTTTACCAAATTCTGACATTGAAACAATTTCTTATGATAAGCTCATACAACAAAGTAAATTGTATTATGAGGCTCTAAATAACATTGACTCGCATGTAGAAAGGTTGAAGAAACATTCAGATTTTGATTTCACCTTAGATTATGATTTATATTCGAATAGTGATGAAACCAGTTTTCTGATTTTGATGTTTAAGGAAGGAAAATCTCAAATAGGTCAATTTTATAGAAAAAACTTGAATGGTAGTATCTTATTAGATAAAAGTGAATTAAAAAAATTAATTAATCTAAATAAGACCTCTACAACAATTCGAGTTGTAGGTGGAACTTATGGAAAAAGGTTAAGCATTCAATTTGTAAATAATACAAGTTTAGAAGAATACAAAGAATCTTTAATAGTTAATATCAGAAAGCTAAAAGTCGAAGGAGAACAATTTATAGTTCCAATTAGTTGGGGTGGTTCGAGAAAGATTGACTTCAAAATACAGGATGATGGTAAAACGATTGAGTTTGGGATTAATCCAGAAATTGATATAAATTAAGTTATATATACTATTATGAAATATCTTAAAACATTTCAAATTTTTGAAAACAACTGGACTTCTAAATTGATGGATAGAAGAAAACCTGAATTTATTGGTGATATTAAACAATCAGTAGAGATAAGAATTGATGTTGAAGCTATTGGACATGCTCTTTCAAGACAATTCAGACATGGTGTAACCACATCAGATACCGGAAAAATTGAAGCTGGTATAACTAAGGATGAAATTTTAGATACGATTGAATCAGCAGTTGAGCAAATCACAATTGCTCTTATGCAAGATCAATTTGACATTTACCAAAACGAAGATGATTATCCAACTCGTGGAATTAAAGCCGGAGAACCAAATCGTTTTATTATTAGAAATAAAAAAACACACTTGAATATTGTTTGTGAATTAGAACCTGGTGACTGGGAATTCAAACTCACCGTTATTACGGTGATGAAAAAGCCAGACTTCAAAGAATATAGAGGGCAATTTGTAGTAGAGGTATGAAACATTTAAAATTATTTGAATCATTCCTGCCAAAGAATAAACACATACTAAATATTTGTTGGTATAATGCCAAAATAGGAGATGTTTTACCTGAAAGTGATATCTATCAATATGTTCAAGAAATACATGATGATTATGAGACATCGTTTATTGATGGTGATTTAGGCAGTCGTATAGAAAAATTTGATAGTTATAGATTGATGATGATTCCTATATCTGATATTGATATTGATGAATTTTCACTTGATACAACTAAAATGAAAGAATATATGAAAACGTATTCTCAGTCTAATGATTATCCACCAATAGTTTTAAACTATGATACCAAATGGGGTTACACTATAACCGATGGAACTCACAGAGCTAATGCTTTATATAATTTAAAAATTGACAAAATAAAAGCATGGGTGGGAATTAAATCCACTTAACCCCACTTAAACTATCTAAATCTTTATTTTTCAAATCGCTTATATGAATTTTCTGATATTTCTACGAATTTTACTCCTCCTATGAATTCATCTAAATTTTTTGAGTTAGTATAAGACATACATGACCTCAAATAGTCTTCAAAATTTTCTATCCAGGTTCCAAATGTATATTCTACAAGGTTATACTTGGTTATTCCTTCAGATGTCTTAATATTTGATTTTCCCCAATCTCTTTGAACTTCTTTGGTTGACATTCCTCTATATTCTTTATATATCTCACCACCCTCTTTAAAGTATGATTTTGCATCCCTTTTAGAAATTTGAATGAAATCATCACCTCTTTTAATAAAAGAAGGTGAACAACTTTCTAAACATTTTGATAAAATTCCACCTATCATAACATAATCAGCACCTAAAGCAAGAGCTTTTATTATTTCTGAATATTCTCTGAATCCACCATCCGCAATTATTTTTGTTTTTCTTTCATATTTATTAGAAATTTCAGAGCATTCTAATATAAGAGAAGCCATTGGGTGAAAAACCCCAACATTTTGAGCAGTTAGACAAGCGCTGCCTCCTCCTATTCCACACCTAACATAATCAACTCCTATCTTGCAGTATTCTTCAAATGTTTCCGGATTTGCTATATTACCAACCATTAACTCTATTTTATCACCATATTTATCTTTAATTTCCTTAGATAAATTGATTAATTTTGACATATTACCATTTGCAGTGTCTATCAAGACCTTTTTTGGTAGATTTTCAGATATAAATAGATTAGATGTTTCCTCAAATGAGAATGACTGAAAGTATAATTCATTTTTTAATCCCCTTGGTAAACAAATATTGATTTTTTTATCAAAAATGTAACAACTTTCTAAATCAATAACTCTATCCATTGGTGCTGTGAAAATTGGCAATACTTCATTAATATAAATATCATTTCTACTATTAATGTTTGAAATTTTGGCAGGAACTATTGTTATATCTTTCCAATCTTTTTGAATCATTTTATAATTTTTCTTTTTAATATATATAAATAAAAATGACAATGTTGGCATCATTATCAGATAACTTTATTGAAAAAAGTAAAAAATTACACGGTGAGAAATATTTATATGATAAAGTAAATTATATCAATAATCGAGTTTTTATAACTATCACTTGTAGAAAACATGGAGACTTTGAACAGGAACCAAGAGTTCATTTAAGAGGATCTGGTTGTAATTTATGTAATTTAGAAAACAGAAGAACATTATATCAAAAAGAGAAAGAAGATTTTATAAGACAGTCAGTAAATATACATGGTAACAAATATTCTTATGATAAAGTTAATTATGTAAATAATAGAACACCAATTATCATAATTTGTAAAACACATGGTGAATTTTCACAAAAACCTTATAGTCATTTGAACCAAAAATCGGGATGCCCAATTTGTGCAAATAAGGGAACAAACACTGATATATTTGTTAATAAATGTTTAAAAAAATTTGGAAATTTGTATGACTATTCACTTGTTGAGTATAGACATCACAAAGAAAAAGTAAATATTATTTGTAATCAAGGTCATATATTTTCAATATTACCAGCACAACATTTACATGGAACTGGGTGCTCTATTTGTAGAGAAAGTTTTGGTGAAAGAAGTATCTCAAAATATCTTACTAGTAAAAACATAAAATTCGTAAGACAAAAAAGATTTAAAGATTGTAGGCACCAAAGACCGTTACCATTTGATTTTTATCTACCAGATTATAATATTTGTATAGAATTTGATGGTGAGCAGCATTTTAGTAAATTTAGATTTGAGGTAGATGAATCAAGGTTGATAAAAACAAAGAAAAGAGATACTATTAAAAATAATTTTTGTGAAAAAAATAATATTAATCTTCTAAGAATAAAATTTGACCAAAATATTGATTCTATGTTAGATATCTATTTTTCTAGTATAGATAGATGTTAATATTTTTTTACAAATTTCTACTCTTACCCAGTTTTTAGGCATAGGAGTTATTGTAATTGGTATATCAATATATTCCAATTTTGATTTTGGTTTGATATAAACATCAATAGAAAGAATATTTCTGGTTTTCATCTACAATACAAAACATTGATATAGGAATCAATTTAACTGAATCATTTATATCTTCTACGATGAAACGAAAAGTTCCATCAATGATTTCAGAATTAGTTAGTTTGATGGTGGCATTATGTAGACCTTTAGCCACGGTATAAACCACATCATCAACTTGTGGTGTTAATTCGATAAAGTTTTTTTGACCTAATAGACGACCCATTTGTCCGTCCTCGAAATAGGATTTTTGGATTAGAGAATTGAGAATTTCTTTGTTACTGAATTCTACCTTAATCTCGTTTTTCATTCTTTGGTTTTTTAGTTAATTAGATTGTTTAAGATTGAATTTCTACGCTCTCTTTTATACTCGGAATAATCTTGAAGTTTAAAATGACTGAAAAAAATTGTTTGTTTGCTTAGAATTGCATCAAGAGACACAAATGCTTTTAAAGTGCTTTCAAATAAATCACTTAGGTATTTAAAATCTTCATCATTAGCATCGAGTTGTACGAATTTATTATGAAGTGCCGAGTATCTAATATGAATACACTTTTTGATTGCTTCATCTACATTTAGTGGATTTACTGATAGACAACTATAATGAATGACCCAAATATTTTCTATGATATAGATACCTTGATATTTGATAGGTAATCTAAACTTAAAAAGAGATTCTAAGTAAAGAAAAAACTTATCTATGATGTCGTTCATATAATAATTATGCGAATGGTTTTAGATATATGGGGAGAATGCCATGAAGTTGATTCCTCATTTGTCGAGAAATGGATAATTTTTGAGGAAAAATTAGTCGGAGATACTTATTTTATCGCAACTGATGGTTGTCTTTTTTCATGTCATAAATACTTTTGGGAACCATTTAAAAGAGAAAAAAAGATTAATCTAATAATTCATTCAGAAGAAGATCACGACAAAAATCTTTAGGCGCCTTTTCACTTTCCAAATCTAAAAGATGTATATCAATAATATGACCCCACTTAAACTTTGAAAGTCCTAAGGTAGATTCTATACAAAAATGACCAATAAAGAATTCACCATTCTTCTTTTTGAAGGTGAATGATAAATCTTTACCTTTTAACTTTTTGATTATATCATATTGTTCAAATGTGACTGAAACCCTTATCTTAAATTTAGGTTTATTAGACCACATAGTGTGATTTGGCCATGTCTGTTTAAATCCAGACATAGCCTCACATTTCATATCCTCAATAAGTAAATAACTATTCATTAACCAATTGTTTTAATTGTAAATGTCTTCTCAATTGAATGCCTCGAGCAGTAGTACTACAATTTTTCAAAATTGAACTAAAATCTTGAGGATATTTATCTAAATATTCATCAATCAATTCTAAATTGTAAGATTGTGTTATATGTGATTTAATTGTCTCAATACACTTTTCTAAGGGTAGAAAGTTTTTGTAAGCTTCTGATCGATTTTCGATGAATTCGACAAACTTTCCAGGTTTGGCAGCACTTTTACCAATTAATCGAACCTCGTTTATAGAAAGAGGTATTACACAATTTTGCTTAAGGTAATAATCAATTACTTCTAAATGATGGCCTTTAAAAGCATAAAAGATTAGACGGTGGTGGTTTCCCCTATTTCCAAGATGTGGTATATGATCGAAAATGGAGTCTCCGTATTGGCGATGAAAGTCCTTAACTAACTCAAGGTGTCCATTGGCAAATGAGTTAATCATTAATTTAATCGTATTGGCTTTCATTTTGTAAAACATAAAAGCAAATATAGCTAATAAAAAGCAATTTACAAAATAATATATAGAGTATGAAAAAAATTATAAGAGCTCGTCTAAAGCCAATTGGTGGACCAACCGAATTCATTTCAGTTCAAGGTAGAATCAAGGCTATGTTAATTAAGTATCTTGATGATAATTTTGATTTTGTTATTGATGATAATGGAAGTAAATATATAAAAACATTTGGTGTTGATTTTGTTGAACCAGAATTGGTAGGTCAAACACTACCAATCATTAATGATAGAGTTAAAGCTAAGTTTAATGAAGATGGAACTATTGAAATTGTTGAAGGAGTTACTGAATCTAAAATAATGAGATTTGATGATTTTAATGAAGGAGCTTTACCAAGAGAAGAAACCGTGAAACAATTGAAGAGGTTAAGAAAAATTACTAAAGGAACAGATATTGGTGATAGAGTTCCCAATATGAAAAAACAAGGAGCTAATATTCATTTTATGCACAATCCAGTAGATACTGGTATTGAGTCATATGAAGATTTCGAGAAGCATAATAAGAAGTTCAAACCAGGTTGGAATACCAGAGGAGAAACAAGTCCTTTTAAAGGGGAAAAATAAATCTTTTTACTATGTTAAAGTTTGATTGGTTTGCCGAGGCTCCGATAGATTTTGAACATAAAAATTATGTCCTTCTTTCTTATTTGAAAGAAATTGACGAATCCTATTCTTATCATAAATTAAGTCCCTATCTTCTTTATACCGAGAAATTAGTCCAAGATATGAAATTGTTTCAAGACAATGAGTGGAAGTTTACCAATTCACTTTGGACTCCGATTGTTTCATTTAGTTTACAAACAGGTATCAGAAGGAGAGAAGTTCAAAAGGGTGGTGAAATGAAAGAAATTATTGAAATAGTTCATTATTCTATTCCACTGCTCCAATCAAAAGTCAATCTTGGTTGGAAATTATTAGAGAAGTATCCACAGGTTTTATTTTAGATTTTATTTTCTTAATTTTCTTAATACGATGTAATCTATGGTCATACACTTTGGAGAACTCTTGAAAGGTCTTAATGAATTTCATTTAATTTAGATTTTATCAACATTATTTTCATAATTCTAAACATTCTTCTTATTGTTGAAGAACCATATTTTTGAGTTTTACTCTGTATTTCAGGTGAATAATAAAACTCACGACCTTTAAATAACTCTCCTTTTAGTTTCATAGTAATAAATCTGTTATAGAATCAAAGTGACTTTCATTTAATCCAATATTTGATTCAATTTTAACAACTCTTTTCGGATTGATATGAATCAGTATATCTTTTACTGAATCATCAATTACTACATACCTATTGACTGAATTGGTATCTAACCATTCTTGTATTTCTTCACCACGATTACCAATAATATTGGTTTTATCAATTATATGACCACGAAATCCACGGATTTTAAACTTCAATTAGTTCTTGTAATGTATGTTGTACTCTCCAAGTTGAAGTTATTACAACTTTAGCACCCGTAACATAAATTATTTCATTCAAAATGGCGATAGAACGACTCGAAAATAATCTATCAAATACTGATTTGGGTATTGGTTGTCCGGTAACCTCCGACCAATATCGATCAGAAGCATCGGTCCTGAGGACACCATCCACATCAAGGAATATTATATTCACGAAGCTAATATAAGAAAATTAAACTAAAGTTTAAACTTTAATATATAATTCTATATGAAGATAATGAGTTATTTGCAATTTATTAAAGAAAACACAGACCATAAACATGAATATGGTTGTGTGATGTTAGGGCTAGATTGTCCTGAATGGAAAGAAGTCACAGGTATGATTCATCCAGATGATGTATATCATCATCCAACAGATGATTCTTATGGGTTGGAAGATAACCCGCATGTCACATTGTTGTTTGGGTTACATTCTGATGTAGATGATAAACAAGTTGAAGATGTTATAAATAAGTTCAAAGGACAGAATCTATCTCTTGATATATTAGGTGTTGATTCATTCAATAATAAAGATTTTGATGTAGTTAAGTTCAAAGTCAATCCAACACCGGAATTAAAAGCTATTAATCAAGAATTATCAAAGCTTCCTAATTCAAATCAATATCCTGATTATAAGCCACATATTACGGTGGGTTATGTTAAACCAGGAATGGCTCAAAAGTATTTAGATCCAAATAAGAAGTTAAACTATAAAATAAAGGGAGTTGAATACTCAAAAGCTTCTGGAGAGAAGATTAATTATCTTATTTGATTCTAGACACAGAAACATATTTTCCATATATATATAAGATATGGAAAATCAATGGTATGTATATAAACACATCCGATTAGATAAAAATGAACCATTTTATATTGGTATAGGTTCTACTGAAAATTACGCTCGTGCTTTTTCTAGATCTATAAGAAATGATATCTGGAAAAAAATAACAGGAAAATTTCCAGCACCTAAAATATATAGAATGCAAATTACAATGGTCAAGAAATGAGTAAGATAAAAACATACAAATTATTTGAATCCTATGATGATGTTAAATCTATCATAAAGGATGTTATGGATGACATCGAAGATGATTTTGGATTTGACTGCATATATCATAGTGGATTTGGTTGGTCTTATCCTTGTGATTTAGCATTGGTTGTTCCATTGCAGGGAAATGTGATACATGATACAGAAAGGTATTGGATAGAAAAAGCGATTCCATCAAAATCTATTGGATTAGAAAAAATAAAACAAAAGTATAATTTAATTTATCAAAGATTAAACGACAATACTTATATAAAAAATCAAGGTGTTGAGATTGTTGGGATGATGATATATTTTAGAGGAAACTTCACAACATTTTCTGATAAAGTGTTTCTTTCATGGGAAGATTTTGTTGAAGATCTTAATTATGGTAAATATGTCAGAGTGGTGAAAAAAATTCCAAACTTAGAAGAAATCGATAATCTAGTTTTATTATTTAAAAGTCATGAGTAAGATAAAAACATATAAACTTTTTCAAGAATCAATAAGTGATGATATATCCGACTTTATTCAAGATCTACATCTCAAAGATAATGATATAAAATGCACATTTCAATTTCAAAATAATGATGAGAAATTGATAATATATCTGGTGAGTAATAATTTTAGACCAAATGATATGTTCAGAATTGGTGACGTTGAATATGAAGCTTTATCACTTATTAATTTTTTACAAAGTCTTAATTTTAATTTATTTAACGTAAAATATAGGATTGCTGGAAAATATAGAAGTAATATATGGAAAATCCTTTTCGATACAAAACCAAATAGGTGGGGAGTTAAGTCTGATCCTAAATACATATTTGATGTTCAAACAGATGGTTTTAATTTTAAAGATACAATAATAGACTCATTTGAAATGATTTTTACAAAGAATGGATAAGATAAAAACATATAACCTTTTTCTAGAATCTAATATTCATGTGGATATCTACGATTTTGCCAATATGTTAAAAGGTTGGCAACCTTATCCAGCACTTTCAGAAGTTAAAAAACACTCTGAAAGATTTATTGGTCCTGGCATCTATGATAGAGTCGAAAAGTTAGTTAATGAAATATTCCAAGTTTTAGATCAGGTAGATATGGAATACATCAAAGATGCCCTTTATGATGTCTTTGATGAGTTTCCTTATAAAGATAAAAGACTTCATCTTTGTGTTCTTTACTGCAATCCTGATAGACTAAAAGACTCAATTGAAAGAAGATACAATGGATCGATGGGTGTCAGTGAGGATAAAGAAAGGTCCAGAAAGTCTATTATTTGTCATATACTTCTTGATATTTTGAATCCAACATTTAGAATAGGATATCCTTCAATTGAAATAAGACAAACTGATGAACAAATAGATGTAACAGATCCAAAGTGGAATTGTGTTAATTTCAATATTGATAATTACGAAATAAGTAAAAAAGAAGGTCAGCATGTTCCGGCACCATCTGATTATAAAAAAAGAGAAACTTATATCTCACCACTCGACTTAGATAAACTCCGAAAGTATAATATAGAAGATTTCTTTCAATGTTATAGACCGGGTATTTATATAGAATTATATGATGATAAAGGATACCATTCTAAAATGAGTATTAAAAAAATTGAAGACTTATTCGACCAATACTTACCACATATCTTACATGATGTAGAGTGGGAAAAGATTTTATGGGAGATTCCAAGAGAGAACAGACAATTTGATGAAAAGACTTATGATCTCTATGATTATACCTTGAAAATCATGTTGAAAATGTAGAAAAAGTAGAAAAGGAAGAAGTGCTAGTTTAATATATAAACTATGAAAACTTGCTCAAAATGTAAAATCGAAAAAGAATTAACTGAGTTTTATAAAGATAAAACTAAATCAGATGGATTCCGCAAAACTTGTAAGTCCTGTCAAAAAGAATCAAATAATTTGAATAAAGAAAAGATATTAGAAAGAAATAGATTATCTTATCATAAGAATAAAGACAAAGATTCCTATAAACAGAAAAGAAGGGAATGGCGTGAAAAAAATAAACAAAATATATCAGAAAAAAGAAAAGAATGGACTCTCATTAATAAAGAATTAATTTCACAAAATAAGAAAGATTATTATGAAAAAAACAAAGAAGAAATTTTATCGAAAAGAAAAGATTACTATCAAAAGTTAAAAAGTGATAATATTTCAGTCCAAAGGTTGAGAGATAGGGGAAGAAGAATTACTAAAAAGTGGAGAGATGATAATAAACTTAAAATTAGTGAGAGTATAAAAGAACGTAAGAAAAATGATCCAGTCTATAAACTTATAGATTCAATAAGAACATTGATTTGGACTTCAATAAAAAGAATGAATTTTGATAAAAGTAAAAAAACTGAAATTATACTTGGTTGTTCATTTGAGGAGTTTATAAAACATATAGAAAGTCAATTCAAAGAAGGGATGAGTTGGCAAAATCATGGGGAATGGCATCTAGACCACAAAACTCCTATAAGTTGGGCTTCTACAATAGAAGAAGTTTATGAACTAAATCATTATACAAATTTTCAACCACTCTGGGCTTTTGAAAATTTGTCAAAAAATAACAAGTGGTGTGATGAGTAAAAAAAGAAAAGTCAAAATATATTTTTCAATGTGTCCAGAACTATCTCAAAAATTTGATGATTTTTTAGATAAAAACCTAATGGATAAATCAAAAGTTATTGAGAAATTAATTGAAGAATATATGAAAAATAAATAAACTTTCCAAATTAATTATGATATAAATATCATCAAGTTAGTAATAACTTGAATAATAAAAAATTAACGGCAATTATGGCAGAATTAGATGAATTATTCAGTGGGCTCGATAACAAAATGGATTTTTTAAACGAGCAATCATCAGCAAAAAACACAGACGGAATCTATCGCATAGATCTTTCTAAGTGTAAAGACAAAAAAAAGGGTTACAGAAGTGTGGTTCGTTTCCTACCCAATCTTACTAAAGAAGGTAAAGTAGGACAGCTTGCGCTGGAAAAAGTTAGCCACTTCGTGGATATCAAAAACCCAAAGGAATTATCAGGTTTCTTCGATAGTCCTAAAAACTTCAATGAGAAATGTGCTCTTACTGATCTTTATTATCAGATGACTAACTCAAAGAATGCGATTCTTCAAGAAAGAGCAAAAATGTTGAA